TGGAAAGAAGTTTGCAGCCTATGATAAAAATGGTAAGTTAATTATACTAGGATACGATAGAAAAATAGTACAGGATTACGCAAATGCCCAAAAAGGACTACGATCTAAACGATAACGGCAAGATTGACCCAGATGAGCGTCAAATAATGCTAGAAGATAGGCGCAGGATGATGGAAGATGCTGACGCCAAGCGAGATGCACAGCTACGCATGACGTGGTTTGCTCTAAGTGGCATGGTTTTATATCCTTTCGCTATCGTACTTGCATCTTGGATGGGGCTAGAACAAGCGTCTAATCTCCTCGCAGATATAGCCGCGGTGTACGTGGTTGCTGTATCAGGTGTAACGGCAGCATATTTTGGTTTTACAAATATGGGGAGTAACAAATAATGTTACAGTTTTTGACACCACTAGCAAGTCTGGCAGGATCATGGATTGATGCCAAGACCACTAAGCAAGCTGCGGAAGCCAAGTTAAAACTTACAGAAGCTGAAGCGAAAGCTAAGATATTATTATCTGAAAAGACGTCTGTGGCTGATTGGGAACGCGTCATGGCAGAGAACAGCGGATCAAGTTGGAAGGACGAATTTTTTGTAATTGTTTTAAGTATCCCATTAATTTTAGCCTTCGTGCCGGGCGCAGAGGGTATTGTAGATAGAGGCTTTGAACAGCTTCATAAAGCACCAGACTGGTATTTTTACAGTTTAGGAATTGCAATTTCAGCCTCTTTCGGTGTGAAAGGGTACAAACAATTCGTTAGGAAGAAGTAATGTACACTTATTTTGTAAAGTCTATAGATAGAGTTGTTGATGGCGATACAATAGACATCAGCATAGATCTTGGGTTCGATCTCACCAAGAAAGAGCGGGTTAGGCTTGCGGGTATAGATACACCAGAGAAGAGAACTAAAAACCCAAAAGAAAAAGAGATGGGTTATCAAGCTACAGAGTTCTTGGAGATGCATCTTATGGAAGCAACAAAGCTTACCGTAAGAACTGAAAAAGACGGTAAGTTCGGGCGTATGCTTGGTTGGCTATACAAAACAGATGAAGACACAATGTCTATTAATCAAATTATGATAGATAAAGGTTACGCTTGGTCTTATGATGGTGGCACTAAAGAAAAGAACCTTGAGGATCTTATGGCAAAAAGGGATAAATCTGATGGCGTTTGAAGCATTAAAACAATTACAAGAAAAGTGCGGTGTATCGCCTGATGGTGCGTTTGGCCCCAATACAGCAAAGGCAATAGTAACACACTACGAGTTGTCTCCAGAAAGAGGCGCACATTTGCTGGGGCAGGTAGTGCATGAAAGCGGTACGTTTAGATACACAAGAGAGAACCTAAACTACTCTGTAGAAGCTATGATGAAAGTATGGCCTAGCCGCTTTCCTACAGAAGAGAGCGCAGAACCCTTTGCCAAGAACGCAAAAGCATTAGCTGAAAACGTGTATTTTGGCAGGATGGGGAACGATACGAAAGAAAAATCTAGCGCCTACATCGGTCGAGGATTTTTACAATTAACCGGATATAACAACGTCCGAGCCTTTGCTTCAGACATGCGTGTACCACAAGTTTTAGAGAACCCGCAGTTACTAGAAGAAGACTATGCAATGGACACGGCTCTGTGGTTCTTTAAGAAGAATAACTTATGGAAAATATGTGACGAAGGTGTCAACGATGACGCTATAAAAAGACTGACTAAACGTATAAATGGTGGTTACACTGGATTAGACCATCGTAAGAAAGAAACAAAGAAGATTTATGAGTGGATATCTTAGCACACAGATGCTATTATACACACAGACTTGTTGGAGATTAGCATGGTACTTCCCCTTTTAGGTAGCTTTTTAGGTTCAGCACTACTGCCGAGTTTAGCAGGTACAGGAGCTATGTCGTTTCTAGCTAACCCTGTTGTAGCAGGAGCTTTTGGTTCTGGAATCGGTAGTTTATTACAAGGGGACTCTTTTGAAGAAGCTCTAGGTACAGGTCTTACTTCTTACTTTGGTGGTAAATTACTAGGTGGTATGGCAAAACCTGTGGCTACGACTGCACAAGCAAGTTCTGCGGCTATGGACCCAGCGCTTAGAGCAGTAGAAGGGTTTGGACCTCTTGCTGAACAAGGGTTTGGCGCTAAATTAGCGGTTCCTAACGATAGAGTTGCAACTACGCTGTTTGATAAGGGGTTTGGAAAAGAAGGCTTTCAGTCAGCGGGGCAAAAGCTAATGCCCGCTTTACAACAAGGCGCTTCAACTGCGATGGCTAACCCACTAGCTGCAGCAGGTACAGCAGGTGGCGCAATGTTTGCCGATGCTTCTAATCAACAAGGTAATGACATGGCTGCAAGAACACCTTTTCAGCCTAGGGAAACAATACCAATACAACAAAATATAAACACGCCTTTTGCAGGGTACAGGCCGGGTGTAGACCCAGAATTTAACTATGGGTTCCGCAACCCCGCTGCAGGAGAGTTGGAAACAAAGTACTTAAATCAAGGCGGTATGACAGATTATGTAAACCCCACGATGTTGTCTGAGGGTGGTCTAGCTACTTTTGCCAAAGGTGGAGATGAGCCAGAAGAACAAATGGGTATGCCTGATGTTAACGAAAAAGACATTATCGTAAACGCTGTAAACGCCCTAAAAGGAAATATAGCTGAAGAGCAAGCGTCCGTAGCACTTGCTATGTTTGTGAATGAATACGGCGAAGAAGCACTAAAAGATTTAATCACAGACGTACGTGACGGTGAGTATGATAATGTAACTGGAAAAATGGATGGGCAAGTACAAGGTGGTGGTGACGGCATGAGCGACTCAGTACCTGCAACCATAGATGGACAACAAGACTTACTAGCTAGTAGAGACGAGTATATGGTAGATGCTCCAACAGTCGCTATGATTGGTAACGGGTCTAGTGATGCAGGGGCAAAGAAGTTAGATAAGATGCGACAAGAAGTAAGAAAAGCTGCAACAGGCTCACGTATACAACCGAAACAAATAGACGCCGAAGGTATTATGGGCAAAGCTTTATCATGAAGGACGTACAGACAGGTTTAATATTCTCTCCAATACCAAAGAATTACGCCGCTGCTATATGGCCTAATGTAGCTAAAGTATTAGAAAAATCTGTTTTTACGGCAAAAGGTAAGTACGAAGTAAACGATGTGCTAGGATGCATATTAAAAGACGAGCTAGTGTTATGGACTGTGATAGACACCGCTGACGATGAAGTTGTAGCAGCTATAACAACTAGGCTTATTGAGTATCCGCAGGGTAACGCTATGGCTATGGACTGGATAGGCGGCACAAGAATGAAAGAATGGTTACCTATGGCGCATGAAAGAATAGCTAACTATGCTAAAATCCATAACTGCAGGTATTTAGAAGGTTATGGTAGAGAAGGTTGGAGTCGTTGGCTTAGAAAATATGGATGGAAGCCAGACTATGTTGCTTACAAGATGGAGTTAGACTAATGGGCAAGGGTAATAAACAAGCGCAGTCTAGTACGCAGACGAACATTACTGAGTTACCAGAGTATGCGCGTCCGTATATAGACAACCTGTTAAAGCGTACAGAGGGCGAGTCTCTTAACCAATATCAGCCTTATCAAGGGCAAAGGTTGGCTCAGTCTGGGGACTTTCAAGACATAACTGACTCCAGAGACATGGTGCGAGATGTAGCGAGAGGGGGGCTTCCTGAACTGAATGAAGCCATTGGTGGTATGCGAGACATATCACGGCGCGGTCAGTTTACAGGACAGGTAGCAGATTACTATATGAACCCCTACATGGAGAACGTTGTTGGTAGGCAGAAGGATGCCGCTATACAAGACTTTAATCGTATGGGTGCAGGTAGAGATGCTCAAGCTGTGAATGCGGGAGCATTCGGTGGATCTAGACAAGCCGTAAATGATTATCTAGCACAAGAGGGTCTGTCTCAACAACTAGGCGACATTGATGCTGCAGGTAGAGAGGCGGCGTTTAGAGATGCTAGAGCGGGATTTGATGCAGACAGGTCTGTAGGTATGACAGGTCTTGGACAGTTAGCTACAATGGGTGGATCGCGCAGAGCAGCAGACATCCAAGGCGCACAGCTACTAGAAGGCATAGGTAAACAGCAGTTAGGTGAGCAACAGGCAGGTATGGATATGGGATATCAAGACTTCCTGACGCAACAAAACTTTAACAAAGATCAGTTAGGCTTCTTGTCTAACATACTGCAAGGTGTACCAATAGCACCAAATAAAGAAGTATCTAACTTCCAAAACTATAATCCAATGCAGCAAGCACTAGGTGCAGGTATAGCAGGGTTAGGTCTTTATCGTGGGATGATGTAATGCGAAATGTTATACAAAAGCAAGAGGATCTAAAGGGCTTATCACAACAACAGCTCGTTAAAGAAATGCAAATGCCCTCTGGTCAATTTGAACAGTTTCTTGTGCTTACTGAATTAGGCCGTAGAAAACGTATGACTGATGATCAAGCGCGAAGAGAAGCGGCTGACGATACAAACACCGTTGCTCAAGAAGTAGTCAACGCTGCGGGAGTACCACAAGGCGGTATAGCACAACTAGCTAGTGCCATGAATGCAAAGACGGACAATACACAGAATACAGGTGTCAAACAAATGGCAGAAGGTGGTGTTGTTAAGATGCAAGAGGCAGGTCAACCTACGGACGCCTTACAAAGACTAAACGAAGAAGCTGTGGCAGAGCTTAAAAGATTATATCCAGAAGTGTATGAGCAGTATAAGGACAAGCCTAGAGAGTTGCTATACATTGCTAGGCAGATGGTAAAAGTTGCTAAAGATCCTGAACTTACAGGTCTAGAAGCGCTAGAAAGACCCGGCAGCGATATTAAAAGTTTTTTTGGTCTAAATCGCACTCCCGGTGAGAAAAGAGCCATACGAAATATGAGAAAGATAGAAAGAGGGAGTGAAGAAAGAGAGATAGCAGATCAAATTGCTACGCAAAAGGCGTTAACAAGGTACTTTGATGGTGGAGATACAAGAATACCAACCATATTTGACAACCCCATATTTGCAGAAGGCGCTCCCACTGAGTATTTAAAAGGCACGTCAGGAGGTGGTTTTCCTCGTACCCTTTCACAGGTTGGCAGTCCAATGATTTCAACGCCAAGTATGGGACTAAACAATCTTAGCTCCTCGACTGTAAACGGGCCAAACACAGCCCCAGAAGTTACATTAGGTTCACTGCCACCACCAGAAATAAACTTGGCAACACCACCAAACATGCCTCCGTTTACATCAATGATACCAAGTTTATCGACAGGAGATGTTAAGCTAGGTGGAAATGCAAGAGACGCAGCTATAAAGAAATATCTAGCAGAAGGACCGAGAGATTCTTATAGGCCAGAGGTCGGCCCTTATAGTAAACAGCTTGAACCGTTTGGGCCGAATAACGTTTTTTACGGTGGCAGGGGTATGGTTAATGCTAGCTCTCCTGTAGATGTGTTAGACGCGTTTAATGAGGGAAAGATATATGAAAGAGACCCTCGTACTCAAGAAATAAGAGATGACATACTAAGGGGTATAAATGATCGCTACTATAACTCCACTCCTACGTCCAGAGACCCGGCCGATCAAGCTGTGTATGACGTAAATAGACGAGCAATAGATTTTGTTAACAGTGATACCTCTACCCCGCGTGAGGAGGTATATAGTGATTATTTAGGCGGTGATGCACGAGCCATTGCTAGGTATCAAGAAGAAAGCCCAGAAGAAGTTCAAGCTATTTCTGATCGATTGGCAAGGGAAGCCGCAGCGGGTGAAGAAGCAAAAGTACAGGCGTCCCTAACAGACCTAACAGAGAACAACAAAGAAGGACTTGGACCAGACGCTGCAGCGGCCTTACGAGAAGGTGCTTTACGAACACTGCAAGATAGAACGCAGCCGACACTTGTAGAAGGTGTTAACATACCTAAAAAAGATCAAAGTTTGTTCGTAGATGCAGGAGAGCTTGCGCTGAAAGGTTTAGGCAAATCCTATGAATTAGGTACAGATGTTGCAGACTATATCAAGGACTTACCTATTGCAGAAGCAGTCACACAAGTTGGTGGTGATATAAAAGATATTGTTAGCGAAGGAATACAGGTTGAGAAAGATCTGGGTTTGAACCCAACTTCATTATATAAGCGTTTGACAGACGATACGATATACCCTGTGGATGGAACAAAATTTGGTCAGCCTCAAGACAGAGAACCCCTACCAGATGTGTCTGTACAAGCAAATGAGGCTGCTGAAGCAAAGACGAAGACGAAGACGAAGACAGATCCCATACAGGACGCTGTTAACAAGATAATAGAAAACCAAAACAAACAGGCAGGAGCCTCTAACCTGTCAATGTCTAAATATCTAGAAGGTCTAGAAAAAGACAGAGAATTTGACAAAGCTATGGCTCTAGTAGAAGCAGGTGGACAACTTATGCAGCCGTCTGCTACGATTGGCGAGGGTGTAGGTAAATCACTTAAAGCGTTTACAAAATCACGTAGAGCAGGTCAAAAAGAGTATAATAAGAGTAAGTTAGCTATCATAGGTCTGGGCGCTAAAATAGACGCAGCTAAGGCTTCAGCAAGTGCAAGGGCAGGGATTGCAGGGGCGCAACTACAAACAGCCACATTAGCAGGTGAAAGAGATCAATTACAAGCTGAGCTAGACATGGCTATGTTACCCTTTAGAGGAAGTAGTGATCCCCCTGATGCAAAATCATCAATCGTAATCAAAGATCTACAACGTAAGATAGCTGACCTAAATAATCAGATCAGAACCGCATCGGGGTTAGCTACTCTTGCTAGTGTTGGGGCTGGTGGTGGCAACATATTTGGAAGCTACGATGTAACTAAGGCGGGGTAAGCACATGGGCAATGTAATCCAAGAAAGTGATCTTACGGGCCGTAGATTTAGTTTTAAAGTATCTGGAGACGAGCCTACCGTAGACGAGCAACAACGTATCGATGCCATCATACGTCAAAATGATACAGAGTTCGCAAAGGAGTACGAGTCTGAGTACGGTGTGTCAGCTACCCCGGGTGAAGGTTCAGGTATCCTCAACACAATAGGTGAGTTTGGTAAGGGTACAGGACGTGGCGCTGTAAACCTCTTGGAGTCTGCGGGGCTAGGCGCAGCGGCATTACTACCAGAAGAGCAAGAGCTACCCGCCCGAGAGTTTATTCGTAGTCTAGGGTATGGTGCGAGATCTGGACTACAACCTGATCTTGGTGTCGAAAATATGATGGTGGGCGAAGAGGCAGGTAAATTTGGTGAAGCACTAGGTTCATTTGCTCCTCTAGCAGCTACGGCTTTCATACCCGGAGTTGGGATTCCTATCGCGGGTAGTTTAGCTGTGGGCGCAGGTGCGGGAGAGGCTAGTGAACGGGCGAGAGCCGCAGGTGCGTCTCAAGAGGATCGCAATAAAGCAGCTATACTAGGCGCAGGTGTGGGTCTGTCTGAAATACTTCCTATAAAGTTTGGTCCTTTAGCAAAGACTCTTGACCAAACAGGTAGTCTAGGAAGGCTCAAACGTATATTTACGGCAGGTGGTCTTGAAGCGTTACAAGAAGCGGCAGCAAATACAGCACAGAATTTAATCGAGCAAGGCTACAATCCAGAACGTGGTACATTTGAAGGATCAGGAGAAGCCGCATCGTATGGCGGCGGTGTAGGTGGACTTGTTCAGGGTATTATAGACATCATAATTCCGGGTAGGTTCTCTAAGAAAACACCTACACCAAAAGAAATAGGCGATGAAACAGGTGAGATTGGTCCTCCTAACCCCCTAGGTCCACCACTCCCTAAAAGTAATGTAGATATTTCTCAAGAACAGCAGTCTATAGAACAGCAGTCTATAGAACAAAAACCTATAGTCGCAGATCCAGTAGAAGTATTAGAATTAACAGGCCCAGAAGAAAGGTTGGCGTTACCTGCCCCTGCACCCGTAGAAGAAGGAGAAGAAACAGATGGACCCAGACTCCTCACTGTCGACACAGGAATTGGAACAAGCGATGGAAGTAGTGGACCTAGCGTGGCTAGAGGCACAGGGGACGGACGTAGAGCTAAGAGTACCAAAGGCGCTGTATCACCTGACGATGGACCAGTGGGAGGAGGTCTGCCAAATATTAATGCTGCTACAATATCAACAGGAAACGTCCGTAATCCACTAGCTTTAACAGACGCAGAAATAGAAGCACTGTTTAAGGAAGAGTCAGCGCTAGAGAAAAGAAACCGTGAGATGGGAATCCCCGAGGGGTCTATACCTACAGGGATACCTCAAGCTCAAATGAACGAAGATGCTTTAGCTAATATTAACGATAATACTGTTACACGTTCGGCTGTAAATCTTGTAAATAAAGGCTTTGGTAATTTTACACAGGAAGAGTTACTAGACGTTGCAAGAAGAAACGGCATAATATCAGGAAAAGGTACGGGTACGATGCCCGCACAGGTGTTTGCTGAACTCAGTGACAGGGTCAGAAGAGCTACTAAGATTGTAACCGACCTACCACAATCTGATACTAGATTACCTCTTAATCTACAGAGTCTTAAAGAAACTGATGTAGAAAAAGTAGAGAGTAGATATGCTACAGAGCAGCGTAATGCTACAGTTGCACGGTATCAGGACTTCCGAAATAAAAACCCCGACATGGCTATATACCATGATGAGTTTGTTGTGGATAAAGACTTTGATCAAGACATACTTACAGGTAAAGACCTCAATGCAGTAAATGGTTTGTTTATAAAGCAAGCTAGGGGAGATAAACTTACCGCAGAAGAGCAAGCCACTGTTGACTACTTTGAACGCTTTGAGCGTCCCGAACACGCTATCGAGGAGATAGCTGCTCGTACAGAGCTAGACGTAGATGACGCTGTCCCCGGGAAAAGGGCTGTATCGCTCCTACCAGAGACTGATCAGGATAGGATGGCTATAGCCACAACTGCCTCTGCTTTTCTAGAACCATTCAATAAAGACGCTGCAGAGCTGGCAGGTTCATGGATTAACACAAACATGTCTCCGCAAGTTAAGGAAGTCTATGAGTCAGAAAAGGTTTCTGCAGCAGAGCGAGCCACTATTGCAAGGCGACAGAAGTACAAGGCTCCAAAACTTACTGATGTGAAACCTAGACCCAAAGGCAAGGGAGCAAAAGCCCAAATAGCGCAAGCTGAGTGGGACACCTCATTTAAAGACTCACATCTTGCCACAGGTAAACCTAAACTCACTATGTCAGAACGAGTGGCAGAGGGCGCACAAGATATAGAGGCTGACGCTAACAAAACGTTCAACGATCAATTAGATGCCGCCGCCGATGCCGCTGCACAAACAAGACCTCTAACGGTAGAAGCACTGCCCGAAGAGTTAACAACACCGCTACCAGAAGTAGGGCCAGAGGTACGTGAGATAGACAGACTTGAACCTGAACAACAAGAGACTGTTACTTCTCCAGAAGGAACTCGTACCGATGACGAAGCTGCATTAGTGATAATGCAAGATGCCGACTATAATATGTGGGAAGGTCTAGGTTACAAAGGCTTCGATCCTAAACATAAAGCATTGTTTACCGAATTTATGGTAGATCAAGGTAAGCCCGTAGATCCTGTTACCATGACCATGCTAGAGGATAATAACCTAGCTGATGCACTAAGAGAGTACGCTGCTACTGCAAGCCCTGCTACAAGAATGTGGGCTAAAACACTAGCGAAGTATGCAGGTAACACCGAAGTAAGATTCGTTGATAGGTCAACACAAGTAGCAGGGTTCTTTGCACCTAGACAGAACGCTATAGTTTTCAACACTAACGTACCTGTAACAGGTCATCTCTTACTGCATGAGGCGGCTCACGCTGCCACATCAACCTTTATTGCTAATAATCCAAACGCTGCACCCGTAAAAACACTACGTAAAATATACCAAGATACAGAAGGGGCTTTTGATAGTGCGTATGACTTCGAAGAGTTTGTGGCAGAGGCCATATCTAATAAAGACGTACGAACTACATTACATGAGCTTCTAGATACTAAGCAGTATGCTTCAGCATATACAAAGTTCATTGAAGCCATTCGCCGTATATTCCAACAAATACGTTTTGAGCTTGGTGGAAAGCCGCCTGAACAAAAGTCCATATTAGAAATGGTAGACCCGCTGCTGTATAAAATTCTGTCCCCTGCTCCAAACTTTAGAGATGCTGCTCCGCTGTTCCAGATGGGACACAACCCCGATGCTGTCAATCAACTATTTAGAGATACTTTAAATAGTGGCAATACTTTTGATCCAGAGACTGCTTTTAAAACTTTTGAGGCCGCATCTAAAAAGACTTGGAAAGACACTGGTGTCAACTTTATATCAGGCACGGTGGTAAGAGGTGGGTTACAAGCTCTTTCTCTTCACTCCGTAGTGCGGTTGGGAGAGTTAGCTGGGTCTCCGAGCGCACCTAAAATAAATACTTTAGTCAATCAAAGTATAGGAGAGCTTGATCAAAAACTTCGGAAAGTTCAACAAGCCAATGACAAGGCGATTACGTGGGCGAATAAGGCAAGCGAAGAAGATAGAGGCAGACTCAACCGCTTAAACCTTCAAAGTTCAGCTTATCAAGTAGATCCCGCTATACCTCCACAAGAGGCGAGAGAAAAATATAGTGACGAGGCTTTTCTTGTATATAGAAAACTTCGGGCAGAATACGAAAGAGCGCAGCAAAATAACCCTGAAATTGTAGAGATACATCATCAATCCAGAAATATTTTTAAAGGATTATACAGAGACTTTATCGAAGCTACAGATGAACGACTAGCAGCTTCTGGTGTATCAGAAGAAGTAAGAAATCAGATACGATCAACATTTTACGCCAACATGATAGGGTCCGGTGAACTAGAAGTGTACTTACCACTTAACCGTGAACCCGGCGATTATTGGTTATCTTTAAACGCCATAGACCCGGTGACTGGCGTTCTAGAACGATACACAGACTCGTTTCAAGGTGTTGATGCTAGAGCAAGAGCTATGGAGTCTATAGTAGCAGACGCAAAAGAAAATTTAAGGAACGCGCCAGCAGACAGTCAAGCTGGTCGGTTAAGAGATAGCATCACGGCTAGTAACCTCCGTGAGGGTATGACTCAAGAACAGGCGCTAGATAAAGCGATGGATAGCGTTCTTGAAGTAGAACCTACAGAAAAAATTGATGTATTGAATTTTCAAAGGGCGGCTCCTGACGCTTCGTTTGTTAGTGACATAATGGGTGCAATAAACAACGATCCAAATGTTGACGATGCAACCAAAAAAGAGCTTGGTGAGATAATATTAAATACGCTACCACAAACTTCTTATCTACAATCGTTTAGAAAACGTAAGGGTGGTGAGATTATCAGAGCGCGAATGGGCTATAATGAAGACTCAGTAAAAGTTATCTCAGAACGCGCTACTTCTCTAGCCAGACAAGTTGTTAACCTGAAGTATAAATCCAGAATGCAAAGAGAATTGGCTAATGTACAGAAAGAGTTAAATGAATCAACCGCAACAAATAGAGAGTTTAAAGCCGCTATTTTGGATTCTCTAAAAGAGACAGTAAAAGACGGCCCTATGCCTATACGTGGTAAGGTATCAAGACTTGCAACTGGTGTTGGATTTAACATGACACTAGGCGCAAACATATCTGGGGGAGTTGTTAACTTAGGGCAGATAGGCTTTGTAACATACCCCTACCTTGCCGCAAAATATGGACCCCTTAGAGTTGCACGAGCTATAAAAGCCTCTACCGCGCTAGGATTAAATAGTGGTCGAACACAGAAGATAAAATCCTATGCTATAGATGCTTCTGATGTGGATATGGACACACAGGTAGGTTCCGCTATGGGTCTAGAAAATCATGATGTAGATAATCTAACCCCACAAGCACAGAGAATATTAGATAGCATAGGTATGTCTGCTCAAGAATTTAAAGTTCTTCAAGAAGTAGCGGAGGACTTAGGACAGTTTAAGAGATCCTTAGACCACGAGATATTAGATATAGATAACATGTCTTCATTCTGGTCTAAATTTAATAAGTGGTCTGGCTTCTTTCAACATCACTCAGAACGTATAAATAGACAGACATCTCTGTTTGCAGCGTACTACGGTGCGCTGGGTAAGATGTCATCAGAACAAAGAGCTGATCCTGATAGCCTAATAAAGGCAGCGCAAGAAGCGGTATACGATACAGAAACTGCTAACGGTGGTATGGCTGCAGCCGCTGCACCTAAGTTGGCACGGAACAGTGTGGGGGCTGTTGTATTTATGTACAAACGCTACGGTGTAGCCATGATATCCATGCTTACACAACTAGGATACAGGGCCGCAAAAGGATCTCCTGCGGAGAGACGTGTAGCTATGGCACAGTTAGCGGGTATATTTGGAGCTGCAGGTCTAATGGCGGGTGTTCATGGTATGCCCTTATTCGGTGCTATAACGACAGCTATGGACGTGGCTATGGAATCGTTGGGGATGGACCCCGGTGGAGAAGACGATGACGCAAAGACAATGGTACGTGCCTACCTAGGTGAGCCTTACTACAAAGGACTTATAAACTACTTCACAGGTGTTAACGTAGCGTCTCGTATTGGTCTTAGTGAATTGATATACAGAGAGTCTGTTATGGATAGAGACTACCCTCTACCGTTTCAAATTCTAGAACAGTTTGGTGGACCGTTAGTGGGTATAACTTTAAACTCTTTTCGTGGGGCGGGTCAGTTACATACTGGCATAGTGGAGGGAGACATGACTCAATTCTCTCGTGGTCTAGAAACCTTATCACCTGCAGCTATAAAGAATATGCAGAAAGCTGCTAGGTTCTACGGCGAAGGCGGTGCATATACTATGGACGGTAAACCCATAGTAAAAGACTTCTCTTCTGGACACTTGATGGGGCAGTTCTTTGGGTTTAGCCCAACAAGATATTCCGCGCAGATGGAAAACAATAGACTTATAAAACGAAAAGAAAAGGGTCAAAAAAGAAGAAGACAGGGTGTATACAATATGTTTGCACGGGCATACTATGATGGAGATTCAGATGGTATGCGAAGAGCTATACAACGTATGTCAGAGTACAACAGATTATATCCACAAACCCCTATATTACTAAACAACCTCATGCAGTCTATACGTAGAAGAAGTAAGAATAGAAGCATGGCGTATCATGGACTAACTCTAAATCCCAAACATAGAAGTAGTTTGATAAGAGAGGCTGAGAGGTTTGGAGACCCAGTCTTCAGTTTTTAGAAAAAAAACCCCTACATAAAGTAGGGGCTAGTGTTGGGAGAACAATCTATAGCGTGAACTTCAATAAGAAGTACTATATACTGTGTGCCTCACCCATATCATGTGGTCCTCCAAATACGCAAGCCTAATCTACCATCTTCTTCTAAGACTCGTGTTTCTATCTCCCAGTATTTCATTTTTGCAACATTCTTGGCCTGTTCTTTTGCTTTTTCTGTGTTCACGCAGGGTACAAACACAGAGTAACCCACCGCCATTTTCCCCCAGTTGACGCTTATACCAACGCCATCTGGGTTCAAATCATCTATTTTAAGTACTTTCTGATTCATTTGCGTTATCAATACTAAAGTCTAATTCAAGTGCTTTACATGGTGGGATGTCAAACTTTGTACCCTTACCAAATCGCACGACTACGTTTGACTTCGCGTTCATGTCTGCCTTTAAATTTTTGACAAGCTCTGCGTAGTTTAGCTGCTGTTTGGCACACCACTCTCGTAACGGTGTCGGACGAATGTATAACTTTCTTCTATCTGTCTCGTACCGCGCAACCAGAGATCGTGGGTTAAATTCAGGTATGACTATCTCTTCTACACCGTCACTTCTTTTATCCTGACTACTCCTTATGTGTAGAATGTTACTCCAATGCTCTGCGATAAAATCATTCATAGTTTCAGTCACAGACGAGCCTATATCATTTACAGTATTACGCTGCTTTCGTAACAAGTTTACGATCCAGTCAAACTGTTTGTCCATAGGATAGTCTACGATGCCTAGTTTAGATGCTATAAGGAGTCCTACCATAGATGCCGAACACCCCGCGCTCCAGAACCTATTCTCGGAAGTAAGCCCTGCTGCTTCGTCTATTCTTTGTCTGGCTTGTTGCATCAGATCACGTACAGTAGCTTTGTTGGCTATTACCCACTGCACGTATTCTTCAGCAAACCACCCATAGTTCTTCTTTACATCTTCAAACAAAGCGTCTGTAACAATCTTTAGCTTTGGATCAGGCTTGATCATACTAGGCACGTCTATCTCTAGTAACCGTTGCATTTCTGCTTTGGGTTCGGCCTTACCCTGTCTAAGTAATTCCCATGCACTTGTGTTAGCCGACGAAACACTAAGCAACTCCCACGGTCTACCTCTTGTCCTTTCTTGATTTCCACTAACAGCCAGTCTGTTCTTTTGTCTACCGCCAGATAGTTGATACACAAACTTAGAGAACTCTAGTCCTGTTATGTTTGTCATCTCATCCATAGATAGCAGTATGTTATGTAAGACTTCTCCACGGTTCATCATAGCGTTGTAGGTATCGTCTCTCTGGTTCATCAAAAGTTCGGGATGACCCCATACAGATAACGCCATCATCTGAGCCGTAGTCTTACCTACCCCTGTGCCACCAAATAAATGAACCAACATACTATTTATGCCTGTCATAGGCATCAAAGCAGTACCAAAGCCCATACCAATAATAAACCTGTGCAACTCAAACCCGTCTTGATTGTAGAAGTTAAACAGTTCTTTCTGTCTATCGGCAGTACCTGCAGGAACAAATGCGCCTACCAACCCCGAAGTTTTTGCAGATGGTGGACTAAACTTTATATCTGTTTCTACCACCAGTCGGTCGCCCAGTACGAACTCCTCTAGTGTGTCATCAGTCCATCCAAATTGTTGGTGCGCTTTATCAGCCGCCCCTTGTGCCTGTAATTCATCAACCCATCTCATAGAATACTCCATTAATAATTTTAATCCTGCGCCCATAGATGTAACTCCCTGTGCAGACATGTGCTTGCGAAACTCTTCAGTGGACGACACAGAAGCTAACGGTATGCTAAACTCTCTTACGCCGTCTTTAGGTAGTTTCAGTTTATATACAGCTATCTCCCCTTGGTCAGGGTCGTGTAGCCGTTTTGTTATAAAGAGATCGTTTTTATATATCTCTAAATCTTCTGGATTACCCTCGGCATCTTGTACTCTTTTATACACGCCACCGTTCTTACCCCTAAAGTATGGAGCAGGGTACGTAGGCATATCTGGCTCTGGCTCTGCCTCTACTATATACTCTCCAAGATCTATCGGTGATCGTATCTTACCCCAGTGTGGGCAGCTTCCGCATACATATGGGCGTCTATCATCAAAGGTAATACAGGTGTGTCTGTGACTAATACCTTCAAGCTTCTTCTGTAGCATCTCTTCATCAAAGTCAGGATGCTCATCAGATATGGCCTTTGTCGCATACTCTGCATCCGTACAGTGTTTGGCTATAGACAGCCCCGATACCCATAAAGGTTCATCGACAAGTGATTGATACGATGCAATGTAACCTAGCTGACTACACCCCACATTATCCATTGTCTTATGCATGATAGTCTCAAACAGATATTCTTTATTACTCTTATGCGGAGCAAATGCTTCTGCCGAACCAAACGTATACGCTTCGTCTGTCTTATCCTCTTCGTCTGGCGCAAGCGTACTGCTAAAACTTTCAAGAGAGGTTAACTCAGTACCATCTCCATACACGACTACTTCTTTAGGTGTATCGCTCTTATGGTTATGTGTTGCGGGTATACGTAAAATACTAGCGGCATCGGACGTACGAACCGGATCAGCCCTAAGTCCTAGATTCCTACAGACACGTTTGAGTTTGTTAGCTACTGGCTCCCACTTGTCACGAGGCACAGGATTATCTAAAGGCCAATATACATGTACCCCGTTTCCCGAGTTGACTAGTATAGGTTCAGGTAGACAAGTCTCTGCAAGAAACTCTTGTAGTGCGTCCACTGCCGCCTCTTGTGATGGGTAATCTTTTTTCTCACCACAATCTAGATCTAGGAAAAAAGAACGCATCTCTTGTACGTTGCTTTGTTCTCTACCAAGCACCATCTCCGGTGATTTTTGCTCACCCGCTTCTTTATAGGTAGCTAGTGCATAGTATATATCATAACCGTCTGTGTCATACTCATACGCAGCGGTCTCTAATTCTTCTACAGTTTTGTAGAACTGCTGTACTCTTTTGTTTCCTTTGAACCCCCAAGCACAGTATAGTCCATTGTCTCCCAAAACTGACTTTAAAAAGTCTATTGTTTTCATTATGCTACTTTCAGGTAAAAACGGTGGACTCCCACCCGAAGCCCACCGTGGTTGTGGTTAGTCTATTTTTTCTTGGTTCCCCATTTGTTGACTAATCCACTAAGGTCTTCTTCAGTTGCAGGAGCCGTAGCTTGCTCCTTAGACTTCATTTTAACGACCTTCTCTGGTTCCTTGACATCTCCCATACCGTCTTCGATTTCTGGAAGTGCGCCAAAGGATGGTGTGGTTTCCTTACCTGCAACGAAACCCCCCTCAACTTTCTTAAACGGATTGTACGCTTGACGCTCCGAAAGTTTAGTAACTTGAACCTGACGTAGTCTTAGAGACACACCGTAGTTCTCTTTAGTCATGGCGTAAGGTACAAACTCGACCATAATATTAACTGTGCTACCAGTAGTAAGTTGGAAGTCTTTTGGTAGTAAGTTAGCGTCAGCGTCAAACTGATCTGGCACAGGCACAACTCTATTACTGTACTGACCTTTAATATTAGCAGATCCTTCCCAACTACCGTCATCGGTCTCCTTAAATATATCAGCAGGAGCCTTTAGTTCTTCAGGCCAGTTTGATCTGCGGCTACCCGCATAGATTTTCTCCATACGTGTGTACAAGTCTTCAGCCACAGACTGCTCCATAATAAAGTTTACTTTGTATTGTGCGCCCGCATCGGTGGCCTTGCACTCGACCCAACCACCTTTCTCACCCGCTTTTTCATCGTACCGATATGTCTTATCGATCTTTGGGTACATTGCGGTTACATCCGCAATTATAAAAGTTTCATTCGCCATCTTGTTCTCCTTGTGTAAAATGCGCCTCTATGGACGCTAGGTTATAACGAAGAGTCGGGTGACTCTCGCTAGGGACTTTTATGTACGAATCACGGGGTATTCTATTATGCTTCACCCATCCTCGCACAGTTGCATTTGAGACTCCAAAGTACTCTGATATCTTGGCAATCTCAACATATTTATTTTCTGTCATTTACTCGGCTTCCTTACTGTTACTGACACATCTACAGACTTGTTTAGACCCTTTGGTAGTTTCTCAGGGTTGTCTTCAATAAATTCGCGTAGGTTGGACTGATTTATCCTGCGATCAAGCAATTCAGGAACTCTGTTCTCCAAGACAAACGCATGGAAGTGATCCCAGTCGTAAGTCCAGTATTTTTCCTTGCTTGTTTTATATACTAAACCTTCCGCAGTCCTAACGCTCTCAACACCATGCTCGTCACAGTAACCAAGCAATGCTGCTTTAAGCTGTTCTTGTGCCTCTATGAGTCCAGCGTCTTCTTTCTTAAACTTAGTAGAAAGTTCTGATCGCTTTGCTCTAATATTTAAATAGGCACTAGTTAAGTTTTCTATAGATACAGACAATTTTGTTCTCCGATTTATTATAATACATGACAAATAGTATCAATACTTACATTAGTCAAGTAATTCTTGATAAAGGTTTATAATTTGTGCATGTACGTTTATTTTCTTATCAAGCAGTGCATATATTCTACGCTCTGCCACAGAGCCTTCTAACTGAATAACTGTACATCTGTTTTTCTGACCTGCGCGATGTACCCTAGCGTTTGCCTGTGCATAAGTCTCTAGGGAAGGAGTTGGTGACCACCATACGACAGTGTTTGCCGCCGTAAGAGTTACCCCATGTGCAGCACTTTGAGGCTGTATAACCAATACCCGGGGGTTCTTATCTCCTTGAAATCTCTTGAACGTGTCTGCACGTTTTGGTGCGCTGACCGATCCTTGTATGACCTCTGTGTTTATACCATCTTTCCGCAAACGGTCAGTTAGTATCTGAATAGTATGTTTAAAAGGTACAAAGATAAGCACCTTGTGTTCAGTCTCGTCTATGACCTCTCTTAGAACCTTATACCTGTTGTCTATGTCGAACGCTATAACGCCTCCGTCATCGGTGTATGCCGCACCAGAACTTATCTGTAAGAGTTTGTTAAGTGCTACCGCCGCGTTTACTGCCGTTATACTATCATCCGTTAACTCTAACACCATTTCCCGTTTTAGTTTATCGTAGTATTTCTTTTGTTGTGAGGTCAGCGCCACCCTACGTTTTACATACAACATGTCAGGTAAATCCATACATTGCTCTTTTGTAAATCTAATCGCGGGTTGTAAGGTAGAATGAACTCTACTTATGGCTGATGGTTTCGGAACCCAAGTAAACCTAGACACTTGTTGCATCACCTGATCTCTAAATCCAGTAAAGAACCTCGGCACACTCAGTGGGTTAATAAGTTTAGCTAGTCCGTACGCGTCTAGTGGGCTTTGTGCTGCGGGCGTACCCGTCATCATCCACAGACCACACCCTGTCTTTTCAACAATACGATTCAACACCTTCCATCGTTGTGACCGCGAGTTCTTGTAATGTGTAGCTTCGTCTATAATTATCAGATCAAACCCCGCTTTCTTTATAGAGTCTTCTACAATTTTAACACCGTCATAGTTTATCATTACGAAACGCGCACTGCTGAACAGTATTTTTTCTCTCTTAGACTTCTCCCCGTGCGCTATGTCTGATGTTCTGTGCGGCGCAAACGTCTGTATATCTTCTTGCCATGCACTGTCCATGATCGATAGAGGGCATATTACTAGTACCCTGTGTAGAATGTTTTGCTTCATCAAAAAGTCTGCCGCCCAGATAGCACTGGCAGTTTTTCCCGTACCTTGTTCGTTAAAACAAAAACCTTTTTTATGTTCGCTTAAAAAAGCCGCTGTCTTTCTTTGATGTTCAAAGGGGGCATGCTCCCCTGTCCAGTCATATAACTCATCAATGAGCGTGGTAACTGGCTTTGCCATTGTGTTTCCCAAATTGTTCTCCTTGTTATCGATGTCGATAACATCAACGCTTCTTTGGCCTTTTACTCATACGCCCACCTGCGGCTCTATTTTTCTTCGGGCTTTGCAGAGTGTAACCATCTTTATTCGAGCCGCCCCTACTTAGTGCTTTCTTATGCGCAATATCCTTACCTTTACGATTTATTTTTTTCTTATCCAGACTTCTCCTCGCACGTTGACGTTCCATACGGTCCTCATGCTCACCTCTGGCTTTCTGTTGTTTGTACTCTTTCTTATATGGTCGTGGTTTATTTTTGTAAGGCATGATTAGTTCCTTCCGTTGTGGACACATTCTAGTACGGGGCAGTGATGGTAACACAGCCCTGAAGGTCTCGGGTTCCATACATCTGTCTCATATGCTTTTTCCATTCTAGCATACTTCTTTAACCATTTCCCCCACAAACTAAAACTGTTCTCTATTTTATACTCGGCCTCTATCATTTCGTTAGCAACGACAAATAATAGCGCGGCATTGATATGTTTTATATCTGGAAATTTTTTAAAGATGCTTAGAGCCATAAGCTCAAGCTGTCCTTTATCAGCATACTTTGTAGACTTGCCTGTCTTATAATCTACAATCCATGCTCGCTCTGCCAGTGTGTCTATAATCGCAAGATCTACGATACCACGGAACCAGACATCTTTGTCTCTGAACCCACAAGGTTTCAGGTCTTTGGTAAGTCCTAACTTTTGCTCAGTTAACTTACTACCTCTAATCCCCAGCAGCTCGTCCAGTGTTCCTTTAACGTACGTAAACTTCTCTGGGAGTGGCTTGTCTTCTCCAATGTAATCTTCTGCCGCTTTGTGCATTGCGGTTCCATACAACATTGCATCTGTTTCAACGACAGGATGCTCCTTCAATACAGTCACATGATAAAACTGTTTGGGGCAAGTCTCGAAAGACTTTAATCTACTAAACGACCAAGATGCCATTATTCACAATCTCCATAACTCTTACCTATACCGCTTTCGCAATCGATAGGTAGACCTGCGGCCCAGTCAGGTGTCGTACGCATACATCTCTCTATGTATCCCCGTGCTTCGGCTGCGAGCTGGTTAGGTACGCAACATACGATACTATCATGGACGGTTAATACTACTCTATATTTTTTAGCTATTTGTAACATTTGATGCCCTATAATACAACGAGCAATGGCTTGGCATACATTCTCAACTACCTTGCCACCGTATATTCTAGTACGACCTTGGCGTGTTTTATAATGGTACTCAGTTCGCCCGCCTTCCGTAGTAGCATCTAGATCAGTGTAAGACATCTCTAGCTGTGATGGCAACACGATTGCCCGGGAAGGTACGTTAACGTCAAGCACTCCAGACCGACCAAACCTGAACAAATTGCCACTGTGCATTTCTTTTATGCACCTGTTTGCCGCTTGCCACAAATCTCCGATGTATGGGTACGTCTCTCTGTATACGGATATAATCCGCTTCGCCTCCGCCTCGGGTACTTCATACCCAAAGGTCTTGAGTTGCGCTCCGAACTTCAGGTATCCCATACCGTACCCCGCTCCCAAGATCGTGGTCTTCCCTACAAATCTTTGGTCTTTGGTAACTTGGTCTTCGGGGACGCCGTAAATGGAACTAGCCATCTTTATGTAGACATCTTCACCGTTGGCGAACTGGTCAACCAAGTCGTCCTGCTCGGACAGCCAAGCTAACACTCGCGCTTCAATCTGAGAACTGTCTGCATCTATAAGAGTATGACCGACTGGCGCTAGGATACTCTTCTTTAGTTTCTTACCATTGATACCACGACTTGGTAAATTCTGTAGATTTATCTTGTCATCTCCACCCCATCTGCCTGTATGCGCGGCATAGTAACGGACGGGTACAGGGAGCAGCCCACGCTTTGCAATAGAGATAAACCTCTCTGTACGTGTTTCTTCCAAAGTGCTTTTAGTACCCAGTCGGGCGGCAACTAAAGATTGAACTTTATCACTCTCATGTTCTGCTAACGCCTTGAACCCTTCATCTGATTTTGCAAATGCAAATGTTGCCTTACCTGTGGTTGGGCTTACTTTCATGGGCGGTTCTACACCAAGACTTACTAACAATGCGGCAAACTTGGGGTTGGACATCAACTCCTCTTTCGCTACTCCTGCTTCTCCCAGTAACGCCTCCTTACGTGAACGTGTCTCTACAAGGTGTTCTTGTAGCCCAGCCATATCAAGACGTAGCGTTGGCTCTATATACATTCTTAGTGTAACGTCTATTAGTTCTAATTCTTGTTGGGGAAAGTTGGGTAACATCAACTTGAATATGTCATATGCCAGATCGACATCATTTACGGCATAATCAGCAAATCGAGATAACTCCTTGGTAGTGAAGTCATCTATATGTTTACCCATTGTGTTCTGTATTTCTGTACCTTTGACTCCAACACCATACCTTTCGGCTACGTTTTTTAGCGATACACTTTGATCTACACCATGTAATGCTCTCGCCATACACAGGGTATCAAGCCAAACTTTTGGACGTACATCATATAGCCAGTCCAATATCGCACCGTCAAACATCGTGTTGTGACAGAGGATGGCGCACCCAGAGAAGTCTGCTTCTGATAAGAAACTCTTGACTCGTGCAGCACCCTCTACCCACATCGTAGGTCTGTCACCTATTTTTATTGCAAGCCCTATGACCTCGAACCTTTTATCACGCACGTATTCTTCAGTCGTTAACTTGCGTAACGAGTATTCTCTGTCGTAATAAGTTTCGAAGTCTAGAGTTACAAAATTCACAGTTGGGAAATCTCACCGCCCAAAGACATATACCCACAGACATCTACGTAGTTGTCTATGTTCTTTGTGCCATCGCCGTGCAACCTCGCTACTTTCATCAAGGCCAACATGATCGGTACATCATCAACAGATATAAAATCTATAAGTCCAAGGTGCGCGTTCCAATATGCCGCCATGAGTACAAAGTTGTTTGTAGCATCACCGTGCTGTTCGGCTCTATCTCCGTTAACTAAATTCTTTGCTGTATCCAGTACATCGGACCTAGTTAATTTATTTGGCGCATCCAATGTCTCTTGTGGTGTTCCAATTCGTTTCTTAATACTCAGTGCATACCCATAAGATATACCTACGGCATCTGCTAGTTCCCTAGCTGTCGCGCTTTTGTTTAATAATAAATACTTCCACGCTTTCTCTTGTTTATTACCCATACTTGTCTCCCATTAACAGTATATATGTCTTCCTGCTTCTTGCAGTTTTTTTGTATATTCTTTCAATTCACGTCTTGCTCTTGCTAGATCGTTCTTGACGTTTGGATGACTATCCAACCTATTATTTTCTACTTCATATTTACTAGCCTCGTTACGTAGAAACTGTAGTTCTGCTTCCTCTTCTTTCGTTAAGTTCTGCATCGTCTTCCCTCAATAGTTCAGTTATACTGGATAGATTATCTTCATTTATAACCAGAGCTATCCCTCCCTGACTATCAATATCTTTCAGGTTCTTCATCTGTAACGCTGTGGGTTTATTATTTCCCGCTTTTGTTTCGATACCAAAGAACCTACCTCTGTAGCATCCAATAATATCGGGTACACCGCTACGTCCATATCCACCTGTCATCGGAAAGAAATAGTACGCGCCCATTTCTTTTAACTTGTTTGTCACCCTACGTTTTACTTTTGCTTCTGGTGTCATTGCAATCTCCACACTCTAAAACCTTCGCCTTCTTTTCTAGACCTTGAAAGCTTACCAGTCTCCCACCGTCTATTCCTTTCACACCAATAATCATCATGGTCGATGAGTTTGGCATAGTACCTTCTTAGTATGGCGTGTTGTAATCCTTGAGCCTCGGCCCGCGAAGCAACCAGTACGCTATCTCCCACAGACATCTTCTCAACTATATCAGCCCATCTTCCTTTTATTTTACGCATGGGTATCTCACTAGTTACTTCATATAAAATTCTATTCTGTTTCCTCAGTATTTCGTAGATGGCGTTTGAATAGGGAATAGCCATCGATCTTACCTCACCATTTTTATCAATATACCTTACGCCCATTCTAATCCCCCACTACTTTCATCGTTTCTAAGTGTTTCTGTTCGTACCCATAGTCTGCTATAAACTCGCGCATCTTTTCCCTAGCGGCTTTTAATGTGTGAAAATACAATATCGTGTGACCTTCTTTACCTAAAGGTACATTGCTCATAACAAGTGCATACTTCATACCTGTTGCTCTCCTTTTATCTTTGTCGGGGAATTGACGGAACGCGTACTGCTTATCCCTGTTCAAACGCTTCTGTAAAATTACGAACGGTCTTCGCTTCTGCCACTCGGACACACCTTTGGCATGAGCGGCAGATATGACGTTGACTAACTTCTTCTCGTAGTTACGTCTTTTACCTACAGAGACCTCTACATCTGCGATAGGTGCGTTCGCCGGTATCGTGAAAGCATTGTCACACACAGACACATCTAAGCCAGACTTCAGAGAGGCAACAATATTGCCTATCTCTCCTTCACCAATACTATCAAAGTTCTTGTCTACTATTGCTGACGAAGTAAACTCGTCCACTTCATCCAGATCTATGTCATCCCAATTTTCTAGATCTTTATCTAATACGTAAAAGACTTGTTGGAATTTCTTACCTGCATTTGGGGGTCTCCTATGCCGCCTATTAGTACGGATCTTACGTAACCCTCGTTCTTCTTCTTCAAGCTGTTTACGTAGACTATTCATTGTGCGGTCTCCTCGATAATGAACAAACCAATTCGACTCTCCGCACTGTCAGTGTTTTCGGGAAAAACAACCTTTGCAAAAAACCCGCCCACCGCTGACTGGGGCTATTCAAAATAACTGGTATAGCACTTGCTATCGACCACGATAACAGAACGTGTTTACTTGTATATCCAAAAGTTGTGTTCATTAATGCGCTTCCCAACACCGTCTATGGAGCCTATCGATCTTTTACCCCAATCACAGAATGAGAGTGCCGACAGTTTTCTCCTTACCCAATCGGGCAAATCAGTTTCCGACATATATACCCCTGAAATATCTTTTTCAAGAGAAAACTTATCAATACTTGTAATTTTTATATTAGACGTGTCTGTACGTATTGATACGTAATATAAATTATCCATACGTAAAATATAGGTTGACTGATACTTAATTACAACCTATAAATAAATCGTAGTGATCCCGATTTTTTTTGCAGATTAAGGGCTTGTACTACACAAGAGAGAGGTGCAGTTGGTATGGGTCTACTGCACCTCTCATTCTTTTACTTATGTTTTTCTCCAAACTCTTATGTTGCCACAAGCTTGTTTTGCAGTGACCACTTTACCTTTGTTTACTCGTTTCATGGCTAACCCTAGAGAGAGGGCTTCGGAGGTGGTTTTAACAAGAACACTATCTCCAACCTCCATCTTATGCACTACTTCTACCCATTTTCCTCTACCCTTTGGGAACGGTATGTTTTTCTCGATCTTCATACTACACACCTCCCTTCTTCTGGTACAACATAGTAACAGTTACTTGCGGCCTTGAAGCCAACGCCATCAACGTAGAAGCCGTTATCACCGAACGCCAATGACGATATCTTACGCTTCTCATCTTCGGTCAGATCGTCAGACTTGATCCACTGTACATGTTTATGATCTGCCTGATACTGTTGTAGATTAAACCAATAGTCATCAGCATTGACGTGAAACTTAGCCGCCTGTTCTTCACCAAAGTATTCACGGATGTAAATAAACTTGTGTATCTTTGGACGCTTCTTAGTCTCGTTCATCTCTGCCAGTGCTTCATGTATCTCCTCGATCATGACACGTACAGAAGGATACAGAAACATGTACCCACTCTTTAGTAGATGACCCAACTCCTTGAACGTATCACCCCTAGCCGAGATATCTCTAGTCATCTCATTTAGTTTACCGCTGTATGCGTTATCGGCTTGATACTGCACATCGCTCCAGTTTCGTCTGAACCCGCTGAAACTTATGTCAATATGCTCGACAGGTGACCACGGGCGCAGATATCTTTGAGCATTCTTTACAGCCTTGTCCATGTGCAATGCAGAAGACATATGGTGGTTAGCGGTTCCAGTGGAATACTTGTTGTTTACTATATTCTTGGATACAATATTGTATTTATAGTCAAGTCCTTCGCCAGAGTATGACCTATCACTGTGACCAATGTAGCCTAGTGTGTAGCTATCATCCTCACGATATACCCACGCACTACCACTGTCACGCCAACATGTCTTACAGTCTAGTGATTTCTCAACGGCCTTACGGAAGTTAGAGGTCTCGATACTCTGGTTTAGTTCACCATCATGATGCTTCTCGTAACTCAAGTCCAAGTCACAGACAGGTTTGTATAATTCTTTAAGTATTGTCATTGTTCATTCCTTTACAAGTCTTAATGCATCAGGTGCATAATGATATTTCTTTAGTAAGCTGTTGTGATATACGTCACATACTTCCCAAGTACTTTCCAAAGTCCAGTCGTGACCATTATCTGTTTGCATCCAGTGAAACGTCTCTGCCTGTTCTTTGGTTGGTTTATCAGCAATCTTGTAGGCTTCCTCTTCGTTATCGGCTTCGATAACAGCTAGGTAACCCACGTCCATAGTGGCTGTTACTACATATCTTGGCATTTGTTTGTTCCTTACCAAGGTCTGAGTTTAGGCCGTACGATATGTGATGCGACCTCGCTTACATCACAATGACCTTCAGTTGCATTAATCTGATCGTAGAGCGCACCGCTATCTAACAGTACGCTCCAACAGGCGTCCTCGCTAGGAAACCAAATACTAAACTGCATTTGGTGTTCCATCACTGAGTAACCTATAGTTAGTAAAGTCCAGAACTCCACTATCGTAACTCTGAACTCTTTACGTGGATGTGTTTACCTACGGGAGGTACACAACCCGCGTTGTCCACGATGACCCACAACACTGGATGATCCCACTCACCCCACCTGTCACTAACATGACCATCGGTAATAACGATAGACGCGTTTGGCTTGATGTGATGTTCACGTAGAAAGGGTGATAGACAACGAGGATCAGTACCGCCACCGCCTTTAGGTTTTGTAGTATCCTCTACTGTGTCCAGTTCGTCCCTCTCATAGCGTTCATGTCCAGACACCTTTGTATCCCAATAGACAACGTGCAGTTCCTCCGGTGTAACGTCCATTGCGGCCTTGGCTGTTGCCCCGATCACAACTTTCTGCTCTGCCTCACCGACAGAACCAGACATGTCGTTGGCACACATAAGGCTCTCAATCGTTTCGCTGACAGTAGATGGCATAACGACACCGTACTGCAAGTATCTACGATTAAGCCTGTTGTAAGTACCGTAGTCTTTACCCGAACAGTTGACCGTAACAAACTCACGTATCTCTTCACGAAAGTTTATCTTTGGCTTGAGTAGTTCATTGAGGTGTCTTGCATCACCTGTTCCTACTTTACCTGCAACGATAGCCCCCTGACGTATGGCTTCATCTATCTCCTTGGCATTGGCTTTGGCTTCCTCGGCAGACATCTCTTTGGCTTTCTCAAAGTCATGCTTGTCTCGAAACCCTTGTGGTGTACCCTGACCATTGCCTTTGTTATCGGGGTCGATAACAGATGGTAGTCCTGTCTTAGGATTAATAGGTGAGCGTGGTGGCTTACCGTCCTGTTTGTCCTTGTACAACTCCCAGAATATCTTAGCGGTATCCCACGTAATATCATACCTAGGATCATACAGTGCGCCATCGACCCAGTCGATTAGATCACCATACACAGACTTGTTACTGTACAAGTGCCAGATGTCAAAGTTGTGGCGGTAGTCCATAGCCGTGTTTGCCAGTTCGCTGTCTATCTTCCATAGGTGCGCCCACGTAAACATATCTTTCGTTTGCTTGTGATAGTTCTCATGTATGATGATGAACCGTACTTGTGCATCGCCTTTGGGTTCACAGTAAGCACGACCATACCATTCGTTGCGACCATCAGTGCAAGCAGTCATAGAAGGATCAGCATCATCAATCTTACGATCACCCACCGCGAGTATAGGCGATAGTTCGGGCGCGGCTTTTAGTATAACCCTCACGTTCTTATCCATCCGTTGTTCGAACAGTAGTCCTTGTCCATTTAGTACTGAATACGACATAAATTATTCTCCTTACTTTTGTACTCGTATATATTCACGAGTTATTGTGTGTTTAAAATACAAAGCTTCTTTGTCTTCGTGCATGAACATGTATAGGTCTTTCATAACTTTGAAAGCCTCTTCAAACTTCTGGTTCATAGTATCTCCTTGGATTTAAATACGGATTTTAATCCGTTAGAATATTTGGAAGTGGACACCGAGTATCCACCCCATTATCATTAAGACTGCAAGCAATCCGATTAGCTTATCTTCACCTGTCATCATACACCTGCCGATTTCTTATCAGCCGCATTGAGGTGACCGTTTGCCATTGTGAAGTCAGTGAACTTCTTGTTGTTCATCACACCCTGTTGACGCTTCTTGTCAAACTTGTCTGAGTACACACCGTTCACAAACATACCTTGCATATTCGCAGGTATCCTATCCATGTAGTCCATCCACGCATCAATCCACGAACGGTCAATGTTAGACAATGTGCGATACATCATCAGACATTGAGCCGCCGCCGTTGATGGTATCTTGGCAGACTTTGGATTGTTCTTGATCTCATCCAACGGAACAAGATCATCAGACAGAGTAAACTGAGCATTGAGTTGTCTAGCCGCATGTTCACCGATACAACCTATAAGCAATGCCGTTGTAGTATCTGTACCAAGTTGATCACGCATCTTGCAGATATGTGACGCGGTTTCGAGTGATCGCGGTGTAACGAATGCGGGTCGATTTACCTTTGGGTGGTAGATGTACTGGTTGTCTTCGGGGTTCTCTACTTCAGTGAACGAGTGAAAGATCTCTGGGTTTTCTTTCGCAAACAAGATGACCTGTGGCTCAATCTGATTGTTGATAGCCCATTCCATCCACTGCTCGTTAGTCCACTTCTTGACTGTAACCACACAGAAACGGTTCCGTGTATGAGGTGGTAGTAGATCACCAACACCTTCTGCTCCGAGGTTAGTCGTTGCATACACAATACTGTCTTCGTGTAGATGACGGTTACCCATCTTACGCTCGTACATCAGGCAGAGTAATGCGTTCTGCACAGACTTGTTTGCCTTACCAAACTCATCGACCATGATGATTACTGGGCCGTCAATGTGGATACCAAGTTCTTCGTTAGTCACGAACCTGACGAACTGACCATTCTGATCTAGTTCTGAAAACATCGGTAGCATGAGATCGCCCACGTCTTTGGTGGTACAGTCGCAATAGAATATGCGATGCTTCTGGTGCTTCTCTCCGAGCGTTTTAAGTGTGGCTGATTTGCCGTTACCCATATCACCTTGCAGTACGAAGGTGATCTTGTCACCCAACAACGATATAGAGTTCATGCAGTTGTCGAGGTCTTGTGCATACATAGAGGATGCAATGTTATTGAAATTTACCATTAGATGGTCTCCTGTGTTTTATGGTTTGTTATCGAGTTCGATAACCCCGACTAAATGTCGAGGTTGGGGATTGAAGCGAGGACATCATCGACCACGCTTTTAGTTTCATCACGCTCATAGCCTTCTTCGCGTAACGACTCATTGGTTCTACCCTTAAAGGCGTACTCCAACTTGTTTGCGGCTTCGACCATCTTGGCATCATTGGTGATGTTCAACGTGCGTAGCTGTGTTACTAGTTCTTGAGCCGCAGGTACAAACGTGCCCTTGAACGTCTGTAGCTTACCGTCCTCCTTGTAGCCCAGACCTTTGGACAGACGCTCCAGTATTTTGTGCGTACGCGTCCACATTTCCTGATTTGCTTTCAACGCGCTTTCTTGTATCGCACTCTGCATATCAGCCTTCATATGTTCCAAAGCCTGTTGAGGTAGAGAGACACGTATGTCGTTGACGTCTGGCGTACCCCATGTGCGGATAGAAAAACGATACTTAGCCCGAAAGGTATCCCAGTCATAATACAAAGAGGGGTCGTGCATGTCGCCGAAGATACGCTCCATTTCCTGCATTGCATCTGGATATGTCTGTCTCATATCGTTATCAAGCTGGTCGAACATATCATTCTGGTAACCTGTCATGGTTTTGATATAGTCTGGATAGCCCAGTGTCGTTGTCATACGCAGACCAGAGTTAGACCAAGCTACTGTAAGTCTATCTTGCTCACGCCGAACAAAGCCAATAAAGCTTTTCAGCTTTGCATACTCTTTCCAACCTTCGTATAGCTTCTTGTGTACAGCCGCTGGCTTGATCTCCCTACCGTTAACATCGTGTAAGGCAAGCTTGTACAGTTCTGCAATTTTCTGCGTAGCTTCTTTGTCCTCTCGCGTGATCGGTGGTTGACTGATATTCAACTCTACTAGACAAGTTGAGGTTGCTAGTGATTGGTAGTTATCGATGTCGATAACATTTAGGGTTGTATCTACCATGTTCATAATTGTTCTCCTTTACCTTGGTAGTTATTTAAGAATGTGCGATCAGCTTCTAAACAAGCGTCAGGCACAGGTTGCTCCCTTACGGGAAGTTCGGGCGTTACGTAACGCATAAACTCTTCGAATACTTCTTCGTCAGTCATTAGAAATCTCCTTCTGCTACTTGAAAACAATGGAGACCATTACGTCTCCACATATCAACTACTTGATTGCGGTCATCCAACACGAACTTCACACGATCCTTGTCTATGTATTTGTCTAGGATCTCCTGTTTAACAATGTCATCACGGCGGAAGTCTCCATCTTCCCGCATCCAAAGTTCATACTTTGTGAAGAGATGTTGTTTAAGCCACGCTTCTGTATCGGTTCGGCAACGCTCGGGTCTGCCAGAACAGAATATAACTCTTGAGTATTCGCTCACCATGTAAAGCAAATCAAGAACCGCTTGATTAGGCGTATCGTTTGGAACTTCACTGAAGAACGCATCCCAGTTCTTACGTACACCCGAAGGTACTTGTACCCAATGTGTCCGATGCGATATATCGCACAGTGTTCCGTCCAAGTCGCAGACGATTACATCTTTATCCATAGTCATTGTAGGTATCCATCCTCCCCTGCACTTTCGATGCTTCGTCTGATGTCATCGATAACCGCCCATGCTTCACACACAACACAGATTTCAGCGTCTTTTACGTCTTTGCGTATTGAACTATCTGGATCGTAACTATCATGGTCGCAACGATGACCATACCACATGGTGGTAAACTGGGTCAGCCGCTTCAACGACTTCTCCATTTTTTTGTAGTCCATAGGTCTCATAGATATATCCTCCTACGATGGCGTCTGATCACAAGGATCTTAACTGTGGTTTTTTCCATTGGTTTGTTCCTTTCTGTTATCGAGGTTGATAACAACTTGTCTTCTGGTTGAGGTTACGCAATTCTTCTTTGCGAGTGATAAGGGTGTAGTTGCCCTTGGGTAGAGGTACGACACAACGGACAACTTGACGTGCGACTTCCTCACCACATGGCTTGCATATAGGATAGCCTAGGAGCTGTCTGCGTACGTCATAGTGTGCGCCACAATCTATGCAAATTGCCTTCTTCATGGTGTGACCTCCATTCTGTTATCGACCTCGATAACGCTGTGTGATTTGTGTGTGTTCATTTGTTTGTTCCTTTTGTTGAAAAATTTCTGATTAGGTAATGACTATACCATACGTGATGTCTTGTGTCAAGCGATATGAATACATGTCTATACGTATCAATACGTGTAATGTAACCACGTAACCTACATTGTAACCGCCGAGATTGATGTAAGTCATTGATAATAAAACAATGTTACTTTGTAACCGTTTTTTAGGGGATAGATGGGGGGTAATTTCAGAGATCTAAATTGAGGCGTAATCGCCTGATCACGGACGAAAGAGGTCTCATGGTACTCTATATATTAAAAATAGGTAACAAAGTAACAATATAATAATAACATACACTTACAAGTTACGCGGTGGTTACATTAGGGGGGTTCTTGGTTACAATAGTGGTTACATTATGCGTACTGCTAAAACGATAACTGGTATAGCATAACTAATATAACCGGGGTGTTATCGTACTCGATAACATGTAGACATGTATGGGTAACTTTAGTGAAAGTGCAGCAGCAGCGCTAGCCTTTTACAACGTCATACATAGACGCGTACTGCTAAAACGATAACTGGTATAATAGGCACAAAAAAAATGGGGAGCCGAAGCTCCCCGAAGGTATTACTCGCTCTTGAACTTGAAGCCCAATGAACGGAAGCGATTAAGAAGCGCGTTACATTCGACCGCGTTCCCCTCAAAAGCTTCGTCATTTACTGAACGAAAGACACTTGAAAGTTTTGCTTCAAACTTTTCTTTGCCAGTCTTAGTGACAGTTGCAGATTTTTTGCCAGTGATAATCTCTTTACCGTACTTACTAAATTCAGTATTGCAAAGTGACTGCCAAGCCTGCTTGGTAATATCGCGTTCAGTAAATGTTAGTTTACCGTTTGCGTATGTTTCTTTTTTATCTAACCAAGTGAACGTTGCTTTAGCCGTTCCTTTTATATCACCATTGTCACAATATTCACGAATGGCATCATAATCGGGTGATAGCTTTTCACAAAACATATCGCGTCCCCAATTATAAACATCAACGTGAATACTATCCAGACAATTCTTAGATGGTGAATTAAGGAAATATTGTTCCCATTTTCTATTGGAGTTGAGACGGCTTTTGAAACGTTTTTCAAATAAGGCTTTCATTTCTCCATTGGCTATCTTTGCCGCGTCAACGGATAATACCTTTTTTACCGCGCTAATAATTGCAGTGTCCAAAGTTTCGCCCTCAGTTTTAGTTAGTGGTTTTAGTATGGTTTTTAAATCAGTCATTGTTCATTCCTTTATGACTATGGACTGTTATCAAGGTCGATAACAAGGCCAGTCCGTTGCCTTGCTATGCTATCCATTATAACGGATTCCGATAACCAGTCAAATGTATGTAGACGTGTCTGTATATAACATATCGTGACCCCCACCCGTCCCCCACCCCCCTTGATACGCACTAGCCATTGACTAATATATAATATGATTTCACTCAAATATTTTTCAAAATTACTGAAAACACGCGACCCCCTTTATTTTGTCCCTTATATGTACTAATGTACGCCTATGAGTATTCATATCGAACCCGAAGGTGGTATACCGATACCCCCACCCATGAAGGGTAAGGACTTAGTAGAGCGCACGTCAGCCGCTTCTAAAACTATAGAGCTTCTATCGGAGCATGGGTTAGACGTGTCTGTATCCAGTGAAGACAAAGATGTCTCCGCAAAGTTGGCAATGGCTTACGCCGCTGATCCAGTTAAGACATCCAAGAAGGCCACCCCCACCCGTACCTCCACCCTCACCCCCGCCACACTGTTACTTACAGATAAGATTCTAAAAGATTTTGGTCATTCTGTAGTTCAAAGCGCGGCTCAAGTACGATACCTAGTGACAAACAAGCTCGTAGAAGAGACAGAGAACGAAGATGCGAAGGTTAGACTCCGTGCTTTGGAGTTGTTAGGTAAGATCGCAGATGTGGGTTTGTTCGCAGAGCGCACTGAGGTGACAATCACACACCAGTCTACAGATGATTTAAAGGACAAACTAAGGTCCAAACTAGCAAGACTTGTAGAACCTATAGAAGATGCAGTGGTTGTAGACACGAACGCCATAGACTTAGACAAAGAGTTTGGTCTGAAAGATGACGAGTAATCTAGCAGAAATTGCAACAGACGTAGACTTCTCTCCAGAAGAGATACAACATATGCTGGACAATCTGGACCAGTTTGCACCCGAAGAACTTAAAGAGATAGATCGGATAGTTGAGGAGTTGTCTGCGCGGAAGTCGAACACGGCCTCTAAGGACGATCTAATAGAATTTTGTAAACGTATGCAGCCAGATTATAAGGTTGGCAGACACCACCGCATCCTAGCGGATGAACTTATGGCACTGGAGGATGGGTCAAAAGACAGGGTATGTGTTAACATCCCACCCCGCCACGGTAAGTCGCAGCTTGTGAGTATCTTCTATCCCGCATGGTTCTTGGGGCGTAACCCAAACAAGAAGGTTATGATGGTCTCCCACACAACAGATCTCGCTGTGGACTTTGGACGTAAGGTTCGTAACTTGATAGCGACAGACGGGTATAGGGAAATCTTTCCAGATGTCTCCTTGGCAGTTGACAGTAAATCGGCTGGTAGGTGGAATACAAATTTCGGAGGTGAATATTTTGCGTGTGGTATCGGATCTGCTCTTGCTGGGAGGGGCGCTGATCTTCTGCTTGTTGATGATCCTCACTCTGAGCAGGATGTTATTAACGGAAACTTCGCAGTGTTTGACAAAGCCTACGAATGGTTCACATTTGGAGCGCGTACTCGACTAATGCCGGGGGGCAGAGTGGCGATTGTACAGACACGTTGGCACATGGATGACCTCACGGGGCGTGTAACCAACGATATGGTGAAGAATGAGTTGTCTGATCAGTACGAAATAGTGGAATTTCCCGCACTTTTGGACTCTGATGACGGTACAGTCAAACCTCTATGGCCTGAGTTCTTCGATTTGGCAGCTTTGGAGCGTACAAAAGCGTCAATGCCCGCGTTCCAGTGGAACTCGCAGTACCAACAGCAGCCTACAGCCGAAGAAGCGTCTATAATTAAGCGAGAATGGTGGGGAATTTGGCCTCACGATGATCCACCGCCCGTAGAATACCTAATTATGTCGTTAGATGCGGCAGCAGAGAAGCACAATCGCGCAGATTATACCGCTTTGACCACTTGGGGCGTGTTTCTTAACGAAGAAGAGGGCGCACACCACCTGATTTTGCTTGATTCTATCAAAAAACGGCTAGAATTTCCCGAACTAAAGCAATTATCAATGGATGAGTACCATAAATGGGAGCCAGACGCGTTTATTGTGGAGAAAAAGTCCTCTGGAGTGGCGATTTACCAAGAAATGAGGCGTATGGGCATACCTGTACAAGAGTACACCCCCCACAGGGGTACTGGAGATAAGATGGCACGGCTCAATTCTGTAGCTGATATCATAGCATCGGGTATGGCATGGGTTCCATCCACCCGTTGGGCAGAAGAACTAGTAGAAGAAGTGGCGGGGTTCCCGTTTATGTCGAATGATGACCTTGTAGATAGTACTGTTATGGCGTTATTGCGGTTTCGTCAGGGCGGGTTTATACGCCTACCAACGGATGAATGGGATGATGAGCCGCAATATCATCATAGACGTGAGTATTATTAGTAGTATAGTACGCGCATGGGGGTTTTTCCCATCCCCTACGTGGACGCTGTTCCTCCCACCCGATGACGGCGTCCACACTTTACTGGACGAGTGGCAGTATGATCTGCTATAGTTTGTATAACTTTGCATTGTGAGGACATAAAATGGCAGTCGAGAAACAGATGACTCCCTTTGAAATAGAAGGTCAAGAAGGCTCTGAAGAACTTGAGATTGAGATTGTTAACCCAGAGGCTGTTTCCATAGAAACAGAAGACGGTGGGATGGTCATAGACTTTGAAGGGGGCATTACCGACAGCCTAGTGGGACCGGGGCATGACGCTAACCTCGCTGAGTTTATAGATGATGACGAGTTAAAGATTATGGCGTCTGACTTACTAGCAGACTTTCAGGCAGACCGTGAGTCTCGTTCTGATTGGGCTAGAGCATACGTCAAGGGTCTTGACCTATTAGGGATGAAGATAGAGGACCGTCAACAGCCGTGGGCAGGAGCATCTGGTGTGTTTCACCCACTACTCACAGAGGCTGTGGTAAGGTTTCAGGCACAGGCTATGGGTGAGATATTCCCCGCGTCTGGTCCTGTACGTACGAAGATTGTAGGCAAGCAAGACCCAGCTAAGACTGATCAGGCAAGTCGCGTACAAAACGAAATGAATTACCTGTTAACCGAAGAGATGTCTGAGTACAGAGATGAAACAGAGCAAATGCTGTTTAAGCTCCCTATCGCGGGTTCTGCGTTTAAAAAAGTATATTACGACCCGTTGATGGAGCGCCCATGCGCTATGTTTGTACCTTCAGAGGACTTTGTAGCGTCATATGGGGCGTCAGACCTCAATACATGCCCAAGATATACGCATGTGATGAAAAAGACAGCAAACGAGGTTTTACAGTTACAGGTAAATGGGTTTTACAAAGAGGGTGAGTTACCCGAACCCACCCCAGACTACTCTGATGTGCAGGAGAAGTACGATGAGTTAGATGGTGAAGAAGCGGTTATCGAGGATGATGATCGTCACACCATTCTGGAGATGCATGTTGACATGAATATGCCAGAAGAGTTTGAAGACCCTGACGGTATTGCGCGTCCCTACGTAGTTACTGTAGATAAGTCCTCCTCCACAATATTAGCGATAAGAAGGAATTGGTACGAAGAAGATGAGAAGAAAAGAAAACGTATGCATTTCGTTCATTACCGATACCTACCGGGTCTTGGCTTCTACGGCACAGGGCTTATTCACCTCATGGGTGGGTTGGCTAAGTCTGCAACTTCGATACTCCGTCAGCTTATTGACGCGGGTACGCTATCTAATCTACCTGCGGGTCTTAAAGCTCGCGGCCTCCGTATTAAGGGTGATGATACACCACTTATGCCGGGTGAATTTAGGGATGTGGACGTACCGGGTGGCGCTATACGCGATTCAATTACGTTTATCCCTTATAAAGAGCCATCAAGCGTACTCTACTCTCTACTCGGAAATATTGTAGAGGAAGGACGTAGGATAGGTTCTGTAGCCGACATGCAGGTCGGAGACATGAACCCTAACGCTCCTGTAGGCACAACACTCGCTCTAATGGAAAGATCCATGAAAGTTCTTTCTGGTGTACAGGCGAGGCTACACGCGTCTCTCAAGAACGAGCTTAGAATACTAGCCAAAATCATACATGATTATATGCCCTCAGAGTATTCCTACGATACAGAAGGTGACTTTAATCGCAAAAGTGATTTTGACAAAAGGGTAGACGTTATACCTGTAAGTGACCCCAACGCTGCAACCATGTCTCAACGTGTGATGCAGTATCAGGCGGCGATCCAGCTTGCCCAGCAATCCCCCCAGATTTACGATATGGGGAAACTGCACAGGCAGATGCTAGAAGTATTAGGGGTGCAGAACGCAGCAGAGATTGTCAAATTACCTGAAGATATTAAACCTACAGACCCTGTTACAGAAAATATGGCTATACTCAAACAAGAGCCGATCCAAGCATTTAAGTATCAAGACCACGAAGCACATATCGCTGTGCATATGGCAGCGGCTCAAGATCCTAAGATTATGCAGATTATAGGGCAGTCCCCGTTTGCGTCAGCTATACAACAGTCTATGGCTGCACACATAACAGAACATGTAGCATTCCAATATAGACGTGAGATAGAAAAGAAACTTGGCGTAGATATGCCAGACGAAGATCAAACATTGCCAGAAGACGTAGAGTTAGAGCTATCTAGGTTGGCTAAAGATGCTGCTGAGAAGGTACTGCAAAAGGACAAAGCGGAAGCACAGCAAGAGAAAATGATGCAGCAGCAGCAAGATCCAGTGGTACAGATGCAGCAGCGTGAGTTGGCTATAAAAGAGCAAGAGTCTCAGCACAACAGGCAGATGGACCTCGCCAAGTTAGAACTGGAAGCAGCTAAGTTACAAACTACACAGAAGATAGAAGGCGCTAGGATTGGAACTAAGATAGCTACAGAGCTAGACAAAGAGCAGCGTAAAGATAAGCGCGAGGGAACAAAGATAGGATTAGATATAGCGAAGGAGTTAGATCAGGGTGGAAGTTAGTGTATTTGACGCTTTGGAAAGGCGTCTAAATGAATATAAAGAAGAGATAACAGAGTTTGTATCAGGTGGCGGTGTAAAAAGTATGGAAGATTACAACAGGCTCATAGGAAAGCTTGAAGGTATAGATATTGCACTAAATAATGTAAAAGAACTTGAGAAAAGATTTATTGAAGCATAAGGTGCTTCGTAATATTCGCGGATAGGCCGCGCAAGGTAACGGTGAACCTTCAGATCACTGCAACGGGTGTAAAATGATTGCGACAGTCAAAGTCGATAATACGAAGGTAGCAGATGACCTTCACGCAAAACTACCAGAACCTACGGGATATAGGCTTCTGATAGCACTTCCAGAGATTGATGAGAAGACAGAAGGTGGAGTATTCATGCCTGATGGCCTTCGTAAAGACGAGTCTACGGCGTCTATTATTGGTTTTGTTATAAAATCAGGATCAGATGCGTATTCCGATAAAGAGCGCTTTCCCAATGGACCTTGGTGTAAAGAGGGAGATTTTGTAATCTTTCGTTCTTATTCAGGCACTAGGTTTAAAGTTCAGGGTAAAGAGTTCCGTCTTATAAATGATGACACTGTAGAAGGTGTTGTTGACGATCCAAGGGGGTATACAAGAGCATGAGTACGAACACTGCAGAGAACCTAGAGAATGAAGTAGAAGAGACTACTGAAATCGAGGTTGAGATTGAAGAGGCTCCTGTAGAACAGAAACAGGAAGTCGAAACGAAGGTAGAAGAGTCTAGACCAGAAGCTACAGAAGAAGTTGAAGCAGAGAACTCCAATACCGAAATTGATAAGTATAGCGCGGGCGTTCAGAAACGTATTGATCAGTTAACGAAAAAATATCGTGACGAAGAGAAGGCTAGGGAAGAAGCACTACAGCTTCGGGAAGAAGCTGTTAAGTATGCCCAACAGGTCAAAGACGAAAATGAAAAGCTTCGTAGATCTTTAGAAGATAATGAAACTGTATTGATCGATCAGGCCAAGGGTAGGGTTGAAGCTCAGATTGCACAGGCTAACGTCAATTACAAAACAGCGTATGAAGCAGGTGATCCTGATAAGTTGTTAGAGGCGCAGTCAGAACTTACAAGATTACAGAACGAACAATATCGCGTAAGTAACTATGTACCTCCAAAACGAAGCGAGCCTGTTCCAACGGAAGCACCGAAACAGGAAGCGCAGCCAGAACCTGCGAAGCCTCCGCAACGTGCTTTAGACTGGGCGGATAAGAACACTTGGTTCATGGAAGATAAGCGAATGACAGGCTTTGCGTACGGCGTACATGAAGAACTTGTTACAAAAGGTGTTGAACCAAACAGCGAACAGTACTACAATGAAATAGACGCTGCCATGAAGGAAGCGTTTCCGAATAAGTTTGAGGTTACCGCAGAGGAGTCTGCACCGCCACAACCTCAAGCGGGCAACGTGGTTGCCCCGCCGTCTCGTACGTCGAAAAAGTCACGAAAGGTGAAGTTAACTCCAACCGCAGCCGCACTCGCCAAACGGCTCGGTCTAACAGCAGAACAGTATGCGGCGCAATTAATGAAGGATAGTTGATATGACTGATAGAACTCCACGCACTACCGAAACTAGAGAAAAGACAGAGCGTAGAAAAGGATGGTCAAGACCATCTGCGTTACCGACCCCCGAACCAAAGGATGGATTACACTTCCGTTGGATTCGCACAGCAACTTTGGGGAACAGTGACAATACTAATGTCTCTACTCGATTCCGTGAGGGCTATACGCCAGTCAAAGCATCAGACTATCGTGATTTAAACATTGTGTCTGACATCGATTCTCGATTCAAGGACAACATTGAGGTAGGTGGTCTGTTATTATGCAGCATACCTGCTGAAATTGCTGAAGAACGTATTCAAGTTCAACTTGAACAGGCTCAACACGCACAGGATGCGGTAGATCGTAACTTTATGAGAGAAAACGATCCTCGTATGCCAGTGTTGAATCCCGAACGTTCCACGCGAACTTCATTTGGGAAGTGACCTTCTTAGGGAGCTTCCTTGGTTTAAATTTGGTTAGGAGGAAGAGCAAATGGCTACTACAGCAGCTCCCCAAGGCCTGAAGCCCGTAAAACGTGCTGATGGCATGCCCTATGCAGGGGCAACTACTACATACCTGATCGATCCTGCGGGCGAGGCGACCAATATCTTTAATGGTCAAGCCGTTACGCTGGGTGCAGATGGGTTTATCGCACTAGCCGGTGGCAATGGTGCGGATATAACAACCAACAACTTAGGCGGCAGTGGCATTGGTGCTATTGGTGTTTTTGTAGGTTGTGAGTATACAAATGATCAAGGTCAGACTGTACACTCAAACTACTATCCAGCAGGAAAACTCAACGCCAAAGCTATGGTCGTTGATGATCCAAACGTGCTTTTTCAAGCACAACTTGATGGTACAGGAGCGCAAACAATTATTGGTACTATTACCAAGTTTGCAGCAGTACAATCAACTTCGACTGGGAGTACCGCAACAGGTAATTCCAATTCAGCACTAGATGCGACTGTCCAGACTACGGTTGGCGCATTTAAAATCGTTGGTCATGTATCTGATCCCGGCGATGCGTTCCCAGATGTTCTGGTTCGTATCACCAATGGCGCTCACATGATGACCATGAACACTGGCGTATAGGGAGACTGACTAATGGCTATTTCACGCGCACAGCTCCTTAAAGAGCTACTTCCCGGGCTAAACGCATTGTACGGCTTGGAATACGACAAATACGAAAACGAACACTCAGAAATTTATGAGACAGAAAATTCAGACAGAAGTTTTGAAGAAGAAGTCAAATTAAGTGGTTTTGGGGCGGCTCCTGTGAAAGCAGAAGGTGCATCGATTTCGTATGATAACGCACAAGAGCATTACACTGCTCGATACAACCATGAGACCGTTGCAATGGGTTTCTCTATCACTGAAGAAGCGATGGAAGACAACTTGTACGACTCATTGTCTGCTCGATATACAAAAGCACTAGCTCGCGCTATGGCTTATACCAAGCAGACTAAGGCTGCAGCTTTGTTGAACACAGGTTTTACAAGCTTCAACTCAGGTGATGGCGTTACAATGTTTAGTACTGCACACCCATCTGTTGGTGGTAGTACAAACGCTAACAAGCTCGCAGTTAATGCAGACTTGAACGAAACCTCACTAGAGCAGTCAGTTATTGATATTGCAGCGTTCACAGACGAACGTGGCCTATTGATCGCGGCTCGCCCTCGTAAGCTAATCGTTCCACCTGCGCTAATGTTCGTGGCAACAAGACTGCTACAGACAGAGCTTCGCACTGGTACAGCGGATAACGATACAAACGCATTGCGTTCAAATGGATCAATCCCTGAAGGCTACCGTGTGAATCATTACCTAACGGATACAGACGCGTTCTTTATCACCACAGACATTCCAAACGGAATGAAGCACTTCGTGCGTACTCCAATGGCTACGGCTATGGACGGTGATTTTGATACAGGTAACGTTCGCTACAAAGCTCGTGAGCGTTATTCTTTTGGTGTATCTGATCCACTAGGAATGTTCGGTTCACCGGGCGCATAACTTTTGATATAGGAGAATTACCTCTCCCGAACTGGGGCAGCGCAAGTTGCCCCTTTCTTTTTGTAAAATGTGTGTTATGGTATTTGCAGGGGCAACATTAGCCTTGCAGACAGGACACTCCCCTCCCTGACGTTGCACAGACTGCTAGGCAAAACCTTGTGCAAGGGGTATTTATTATGGCATCAACCACATTTTCAGGTCCAGTTACAGCCACTGATGGCTTTGCAGGTCTTATCACACTAACAAATTATACAGTTGCAGCCGCACCTTCCGCTGCTACAGCAGGTACAGGCACTATAGCGTTTATCTCAAACGGAGCTGCAGGAGCTGCTATCTTGGCTTTCTCTGACGGAACAAACTGGAAGCGTTCCGATACAGGCGCAACCATTTCTGCTTCATAGGGGGTAAATCATGAGTAGATTCGCACCACCAAGCGCGGAAGAACTAGCGGCTCGTGGGTTAGATCCAGATGGAAACCCACTAAAAGTTTGGAAAAACACCGAAAAAGTTCGTGCAAGAAACGGCGATGGAACGCTTAAAGCAGATGACCCTTCTACACCTGATGTAAATGAGGCATGGGAAGAATCACCTGTTAAAAAGCGCGGTCGCCCTAAGAAAGAAGGGTAAGCTATGTCTAGTGATGTAAAGGCAAAGCGTGTCACAGGAACAGGCTCACTCGCAGTTGGTCCTGCTCGTATACGGCAGATACATGTTTTATCAGGATCGGGTACACCTCGATTAACTATCTCAGACGGCAACGGTGGGGCTACAGTTCTAGATTTAGATCTAAAAGCTTCTGACGTTCATGCTGTTAATATTCCAGATGATGGAATTAGAGTTAGTGATATTCATGTAGCTACCGCTACGGCACTAACGGCTATAACAGTATTCTTTAATTAATGTTATGGCTGCTCGCAAAGGAACTATGAAGGGTCACTCCATCAAGGGGGGTCATAAGAGACCCACCAAAAAAGGCGCGGGTATGACCTCTAAAGGTGTAGCTAAGTACCGTAAGGATAACCCCGGTTCTAAGCTTAAAACTGCTGTGACTGGCACAGTTAAAAAAGGTAGTAAGGCCGCGAAACGCCGTAAGTCTTACTGTGCCAGATCTGCAGGACAGATGAAGCAGTTTCCAAAAGCAGCAAAAGATCCAAACAGTCGCCTAAGACAGGCTAGAAAAAGATGGAAATGTTGATGAAAGCGCAAGACGTATTAACGATTATGGAAAAACATGAAAAAGAGTCTGATAGGCGTTTTGAGCGTATTGAGAAGCAATTAGAGCGTCTTGATATGCGGTTGTGGGGCATTGCCGTCTTAATCATTGCTGCGGCTGTAGCAGGAAGGTTTCTATAATGGCTATTTCTCGCTCTCAAATGAGTAGTCAACTCGTAGGTAATAGAGTTTCTACGGGTGATGACGCCAAAGATCTTGATATTATTCGTATGGGCAAAGGCGGTAAGGTTAAGAAAAAGTCTAAGAGTACTGTCAACAAAGCAGGTAACTATACCAAACCGGGCATGAGAAAAAGAATATTTAATAGAATAAAAGCGGGTGGTAAAGGTGGCGCTCCCGGTCAGTGGTCAGCTAGGAAAGCTCAAATGGTTGCCGCTGCTTATAAAAAAGCAGGTGGGGGCTACAGAGACTGATGGGCGAAATAGAGAAAGATCTAAGAAGTTGGTCAAGTGAGGTTTTAGAAGTACCGAACCAGAACCTCAAAGGTCTTTCTGCTTGTCCATATGCCAAAGAAGCTTGGAAAAAAGACAAAGTCTTAGTCATAGAAACAGACGATGTGTACGAAGATAGCCTTCGTTACTGCTCTGACTTTATCATCACAGGTAAAGATCTTGTTGTGATAGCATCTCATAGCGTACCAAAACTAAATAAGTTTCATAAGTATGTACAAAACCTAAACATACTTTTCGAGAATTTGCACTGTATGGAGTTTCATCCCGACTATGGCGCAGAGGAAGCAGAGCTTGATTTCTTATCTGACAACGATTGGGAGAGTTCTGTAGATCAACCGTACTGCATGGTATTTATCCAAGATCTTAAACAGGTTGTTCACGCCAGTGACAAACTACAACGTTTAGGTTACTATGACGTATACCCAGAAGACGAATACAAAGAGTTAGTTGTTAACAGAAAAAGGAGACTGACAGATGGCTATGAAACCTCGTTCTATGAAGAAAAAACCAATGGCAATGAAGCGCGGTGGTAAACCAGCAAAGATGATGCGCGGCGGTATGGCTAAGAAGCCTATGGCAATGAAGCGCGGTGGTAAGGCCAAGAAGTAATGCCGCTAAAGAAGTCGCAGAAAAGTCTTAAAAATTGGACCAAGCAGAAGTGGCGAACCAAGAGTGGTAAACCATCTACGCAAGGTAAAAAGGCTACAGGGGAGCGTTATCTCCCCTCTGCGGCTATTAAGTCTCTTAGTTCTGCTGAATATGCAGCTACTTCGAAGGCTAAGAGAAAAGGCAAGAAGGCAGGTAAACAACATGTACGCCAGCCTAAGAAGATTGCGAAGAAGACGAGACAGTTTAGGAAATAATAGATGGCAGTAGTTACACCAGATTTACCTGACATATTCGAGGAAGCCTACGAACGTGCAGGGATAGAACTAAACACAGGTTATGATCTTCGAACCGCGAGGCGTAGCCTTAATATTATGTTGCTTGAGTGGCAGAATAGAGGGCTTAATCTGTTTACTATAGACGAAGGGACTCTAGCTGTAGCTGCGGGTACAGTAACGTACACCATGCCTATAGATACTATAGATGTAATAGAACATCATATACGGACTGGTACTGGTACTAGTCAGGTAGATACAGCCCTAGAACGTATATCTGTGTCTAACTATGCGGCTCAATCCAATAAGAATACCACAGGTAAGCCCACTCAGATATATGTACAAAGACTAGCTACAGAGACAAAAGTAACTCTTTGGCCTGTTCCAGACGCTTCGTATACGTTAGCGTATTATCGATTAAAAGGTATAGATGGGCTGTCTTCAGGAGTTGGAACAACAGCGGCTGTACCTCCACGGTTTATACCATGCCTTGTTGCAGGTCTTGCGTATCAAATAGCTATGAAGAAACCAGAAGCAATAGCTAGAGTTGTGCCTTTAAAGCAAGAGTACGAGTATCAGTTCGAACTTGCAGCGGGCGAAGATTCAGAAACAGCATCTATAAGGTTTGTACCACATAATACGTTCTTGATAGGTGGTGGATGAGGACTGCTAGTAACAAATATTCCTTTGGTTTCTGTGACAGAACTGGCTTCAGATATCCACTGAACGAGCTTGTTGACGAGTATAAGAATGGTGTGAAGACAGGTTTACGTGTGGGTAGAGACGTGGCTGATGATGATCACCCACAAAATTTCCTTGGCAGGATAAGAATATTTGACCCACAGAGTTTGGCAAATGCTAGGCCAGACACCGCCCTAGAAGCAAGTAGACAGCTATTTGGATTTGGTCCTGTTTGGAACCCTGCTCAATTTATGACCGCATCTGTAGGTAGGGTTGTCGTGAGCTTTGACGAAAGTGTAGTAAATGCTACAGGCGTATCTGCTACAGGAACGGTTGGCGCAGCATCAGCTCTTACATTTACTGCAAGTCCTGCAGCTCCATCTCGTGCGTTAGGTAACGTAGGTACTGTTACTATAACAGGTGATATAATAGAACCAGTGCCTGTTACAGGTAATTTTGCTACGGGAGCTGCAGGAGCTGTTACCCCATCGGTTAACGTGACAGCTTCCATTATAGTTACAGTAGCGAGTGCAGGATATGGTAGTGGAAATAAATTTTACCTCGATGGGGATCAAGCACCTACAGGAACTCTTAATGAAGGAGGTACATACTTGTTTGACCAATCAGATTCGAGCAACAGTGGTCACCCACTAAGGTTTTCAACGACTTCAGACGGCACTCATTCGGGTGGTGTGGAGTACACAACAGGCGTTACAACTAGCGGAACCCCCGGAAACGCAGGTGCTTATACTCAGGTCGTGGTAGCTTCAGGCGCACCAACATTATACTACTATTGCACTAACCACAGTGGTATGGGAGGCCAAGTGAATACACCTTAACGGTAGATTTGAAAATTTAAACATGATAACATTGTTAAAAGGAGATTAGATATGCCCGGAAAAATTTTAAAACCTGTACCTGAAGGAAATCCAGCAAGTAAGTTACCATTAGAAGTCCGTAAAAAAATGGGTTTTATGGAAAAAGGTGGTAAGGTAAAGAAAATGGGAATGGGCGGTAGCACATGCAAAGGTATGGGCGCAGCAGTTCGTGGCGGCAACTTTGGTAAGAATGGGTAGTCATTATGGGTAAGATGAAAGAACTAGACTCAGAACTACAGAACTTACGTGAGGAGTTCTTTGACGGTCCCGCGTCAGATTCAATGAGTTTTGATCAATTTTTGTTGAATAAAGGCAAAAGCAACTTACTCAAACTATCAGGTCGTAAACCAACCAAACTAAAATACGGCGGTACAACGTCTCGCGGTATGGGTAAAGCTCGTGGTGGGACGTATACGGTAAGGTAAATCAAATGAACTATACAGAGTTAACACAGGCTATACAGGACTACACAGAGAACACAGAGACTTCTTTTGTGGGTAACATCCCTACGTTTGTTAGACAGGCAGAGGAGAAGATACTCCGTCAGGTTCTTATTCCAGAGCTTCGAAAGGCCGCTACTGGTAGTACAGTTGCTAACTCTCAGTATCTAGCTAGACCCACAGACATGATCGCAGTTTATTCTATAGCCATCACAGATAGCAGTGGTAACTATAGCTACTTATTAAACAAGAATGTTACCTTTATGAAGGAAGCGTTTCCTGCGAATGACACAGGTTTGCCAAAGTATTATGGTCAGTTTGTGGGCGGTACAACGACCACGCCCGGATATTTTATCTTAGGGCCAACGCCAGATGCTGCATACCTTGCTCAAATAAATTACTACTATGACCCACCATCTATTGTTACAGCAGGTACAACGTGGTTAGGTGACAATGCCGAAACAGCTCTGCTTTACGGTGCATTATTAGAAGCGTACTCATACATGAAGGGCGACACAGATCTTATGAACGAGTACAGAAAACAACATCAACTCGCTATGCAAGCCTTTACTAAAGTGGGTGGCTTACTGCAACAAGACGGTTATAGAGATGGCGAAGAGGGATACAGCGAAAGCGAGAACAATGTTTAAATTTAATGTAGACATACCGAAAGAACCAGTAGTTAACATACAGACTACAGAGAATAGAGGGTTTACACCTGATGAGGTATCGGAGCGTTGTGTAGAGAAACTTATAAGTGTTTCTGACAGTACACACCCTGCTATCCGAGATCAGGCACAAGCCTTCAAAAAGCACATGGAAAAAGTGGTTGCGTTTTATATGCGAGAAGCTATTCGCAGTGACCGCACAACCGTGTATAATGCCTTGAACGATGCAGGGCATCCTA